ATGAAGGGATCATTACTTTCTAAATCTGGTAAGCCAACAAGATTAAAGCTAGCACTTAAAGCCTGGGGATTTAGTTCTAAAGAAGCTGCTAGAAACTTTGCTGCAAGACATAAGAAGAGTTAGTCTTGGCTAAAAGAAAACAAATACTAAAGAGCTGTGGTAACTGCCATATCTGTGGCAAAGAACACATGAGTAACGAGGGTGGTTGGGTTATAAACGCTGAGAAATTAAACTTCTGCCACTCATTAGATCATAGTTGCTATGAGATTTACTTTAATAATGTAAGAGCTAAAGAGAAACAAGCACTTGTAAGTAACAATAATAATGACAAACGTATGGAAATGTATATAGAATATTTAAAGAAACAAAAGTGTAAACATAAATATGCCACTGAATAAAAAAGGTAAAAAGATTTTAGCAGAAATGCAAAAGGAATATGGTAAAGAAAAAGGTAAAGCTGTATTCTACGCATCAGAGAATAAAGGAACTATTAAAGGTGTAACAGGAAAGATGGCTAAAGGATTTAAATCTTTGCTAGCAAGATAATATGGATAAATCTAAATATCATAAAACTAAAGAAGGTAAGATGGCTAAGAAAGGTTTATACTATAATATAAACAAACGCAGGGAAGCTGGCACATCAAGATCTAAATCTGAATCTACTATATCTAAGAAGTCTTATAAAAGTTTATTAGCTGGTTTCAAAGATTAACTAACATTATCCATCACATACTTATATCTACTCCAGATGATATGATCTGGTTTCCAGAAATGTTGCTTATTAATTTTCATCTTAACATGGTGCATCATAGTAGTATGATCTTTGTTACCAAGGATAACTCCAATCTTTGTAAATGGCATAGAGTATTTATCTCTTAAAACATTTATAAGAATTGATCTTGCAATCACAGCTGACTGAACTCTAGTCTTTGTTAAGATTTCATTAACATCTATTCCAAGTTGATTGGCAACAATAGATAACATCTTCTTAACATTCTCAGGTACAATCACATCATTAATAGTTACATACTTAATAACTTCTTTAACAACTGTTTGTTTATATCTGAAATTAGATTTAAAATAATCTCTTGCTAATTTATATCCAGTTCTAAAACCTGTACGATAAATCTTTCTTTCTCTGGCATCTAAGTTTGCAAAACTATTAAATGTATATCTTAGTTTAATTTCCTTTTTGAATTCTTTTGGTGTCATAATTATCCTCTTTCTGTCGTATGTTTGTTGATCTAACTTTAACTTCTCCAATCTTAACCTTAATAAACAATCCTCGTTTATCAGGATCAAGTGCATGTTCTGCTGTGTCAAACTCTTCTACATAAGTAAAAGTGCATTCACCTTTTTTTAATCTAACAACTTTCATTGTTTTTTCTTTTGTCTTAATTGCTTAGTCATCTTGCAATAGATTGCTAGATCATCATAGCTATCTGCTTTGTATTTCTTTGTGCATCTATAAAGTTTAAGTGCCATCATTATATGACCAACATCTTCTGGATCTAATGCGACTTTAATTTTATTAAATAAAACAATAGAAAATAGTTCAGCAAGTAATGCAAAGTTTTCTTCATAATCACCATAATCTTCTTGGCGATCTTTTATAATTTTCTTTTGTATCTTCTCTTCAATAGACACAAAGTCTTCTTTAGTAGTCATATATCCTTTTCTGTTTTTTACTCTACCCCTAGGGAAACAACGTGAAAGGGTAGGCATGACTGCCTGATGAAAAACCCTAGGGATAGAATGAATAATAGTGTTACCTATTATTAGTATTGTCTATTACCGAAAGACTTATTGCTTGTAAATGGTTTCTTTTGAAATCCACCAGCTTTAAATCCTCCTTGTTTATTTGCTCCTGCTGTTGCTTGTGCTTCTTTCTTAGTTAAGATCACAGTGTATCCACCTGTTGGATTACCTTCTATGTCTGTTCCATCAAACGCACAGTAGTCGTACCACTCATTGTTAATGTTCACATTCATCTTCCAATTTTTTCCTTCTGGAGCTTTTGGAGAATTAGGTGCTACCATTACTGGTTGGTTATCGCCTGCTTTTTTATTTACGTTTGGAATAAGATTTAAATATATCTTACTCTTTGGTTGGTCGTTCATTATTATACCTCATTTTGAGTTGTGATCTCATCACGCTTACTATTAAATTTATTTAAAATAGAATTGTAAGTTGCGAGATCTTTTATTTTTATCTGATCAATTAGTTCTCTGTTGGCACGCCAAAGGAAATCTAGTTTCGCTGTGTGCGGTGCGTAGTGAACCTTCTTAATCAGTTCATTAATTGTACTTTCATCATATCTATTATTGGCTGATGATGTACCTTTAGTATTCATAGGCTGTACTGGAATTTCTAATTCCTCATACTCTTCTTTTGAAGTTACATCTTCAAGAAGAATACCCATGAAACTTAAAGCTCGTGTGATTGCAAATGTTTCTGCAATCTCTAAATAGCCTGGCTTATCTCTAAACTGTTTAGAGTAACCTGTTGCTATAATATGTTCTGGATCACATTTAGTTATAATACATTTCATTATAACATAACGATCCGAATGTTCCTGTATTACACAGTTGATACCAAACTCAGTACCAAATACTTCTCTAAAGTATTTAATCTTTGACCAAGCTGATACTGTTTTCTTACCATGTTGATTTATGTATGCACCATTGGCTGCACACAAATCATTAACCTGTTTTATTTTTTCTTTCATTGTTTCCTTTAGTTGTTTTTTCTATTGAACAAGAGTGAGCAAATACTTCTTTTGATTTATAAAAAGTACCTATCTTATTCTTGCCACTTGTCTTACCTACATAAGTTACTTTATCAAATAACTTATCACATATTCTTGAAGAATAAGAATCAATTTCATAACCTAAATTATAGATTGTGCCATTCATCATTATTATCGTAAGAATAATTTTCATCTAGCAATTAAAGTTATAAGCAATACAGATATAACAAAAATCAATAATAGTTTTATAAACATATTTTTGTATTCCCTATATTCTTTTTCTTTTAGTTTTTGCATAATAATATCATGCCTAAACTGTTGTTTTATTTTCTCGTGTTGCTTGTGATAATAATTTATATCCATATTTCTACACATTGTCCCAAAGACTAGCTGCTTTTTTTATTAGCTCTGGCTGTACATCTCGCCACATATAACTTGAAAAGTCTGGTGGGGGAATTAATTTACTCATATCTTTTGCCGAACCACGACATAAGTACACAATGTTCTGACGAATTTTATCAACTAATAAATCTTGTTGAATTAAAAATTCCATGTACTCAGGCGTAAGCAAATCACAAGTGTCAGGGGTAAAGACATTAAAGTTATCTTGATTGACATAAAGTAAGTGAGGAGTTTTCTTTGTGGCATACCAATAGAAAGCACACTGGCGTACATGATTTATATCTGGTTGTTTTGGTAAGTATGCTTTGATCCAACTAAACCCTGCTTTAGTATCTGATTTTCTTTTTGATCTATGCTTGGTCTTTAACTCTACAAGTTTAGTTCCACTCATTTGCTCGTAGTCTATTCTGCCAATCTTATCTAAAACTAATTCTTTAAATTTATGTGTGCAGTATCTTTCACTGGCTACTTCATCTCCAAGTTTAAGATCATCTAATGCTTTGCAAGTAATCTTAATCATATCCACAAGATAATTTTTTGTATCTTCGTGTTGCTCTTTATCTAATTCATTGTGAGGTTGATACTTATCATATTCGGCAATTTCTTCTTTGATGATAGTATCTATATTTTTTTTCTCTATGAGCATTTTCTTTTCTGCTTCGTACATATATTTAGAAACATATTTTTGAGAAGCTCTGCCAATAGATACGCCAGCATTCATTCGGAACGATATGTTTTTATTACGCCTGTCAGTTTGATCAAACCAACAGTAGTTCACTAACCAATCTGCATTTGACTGTGCAGTCTGACTTGGAGATCCATGATCAAGATTAAGTTTTTCATAATACTTAATACAAATATCAGGATCAAAATTATTTAGTGCCGAGGTACTATTATTTTTTGTTAAATCAATAACCATAAAAACCTTTCATTGTTTAAAACATCAATAATCTAATCGGTTATTATAGTCAATAACTATTTTTAATTATTTTATTTGACATTAACCAATAAGTTTATATAAGCATTTTTAAACAGAAAGGTAAATATGAAAACTAACTTCAATAAACAAATAAGAAAATTACTTAAAAGGTATCATATAATGTTTGATTGCTTTGGTAATAAAATAAAAAGGAAAGGAAAATGAAACACAAACTAACTGAGTATCAAGAGCAGCATAAGTTAAGCAACAAGGAGATGGCAAAGTTATTTGGATTAAAAGGAACTAATCCAACAGTAACTATTTTAAGATGGAAGAACTGTCAGCGTATCCCACACCCTAAGTTTATGAAAGTTATAACTGAAAAAACAAAGGGATCAATTCAACCTAACAATTTTTACGAGGCTTGGTATGAAACACATAAACTTTGATAAAGTTATTATAAGTTGGTTAGACATAAACAGCTGCGACAACGCATGGAATACTGAGGAAGATTTAAAAGATTTAGTTCCTGCTATGTGTACTACAATAGGTTATCTTTATGAAGAAAATAAAGATTGGGTAAAAACCTTTGCAACATATAGTTTTAATACAGACAGTCTAGACGTAGGAGATTGTGTTGTAATTCCTCGTGGAGTAATTTTATCAATTAAAAAACTGGAGAACTAATGACTGAAAAAGAAAAGATGTTTTTAAAAATATTAAAAATAAAAAAAGATATGCTTAAAATATATAATAAAATACCAGAACCTTTTAATAAAGGTTTGAAACCAAACATGGATATAACTAAACTGATTGAGTTTTTTAAAAGGGTGAAATGATTGATCAAGAACTGCACGTTGAGGATGTAATAGAAATGTATAACGAAAAGATTTTAATCTTACAAAAAGAAATTGATCGGCTTAATGAGGAAGTGCAAGCTCTCAATCTACAATTAAAACAAGAAAGGGAAAAAGAATAATGTATTTAAACGCCAACATACCATTGATAGAATGCTATGTAAGAGGAAACTATTTAAGAGATCAACAAGACTCACACGATAAATATTTTTGGTGTGTAGTATTTGGAGTAACAAGTATTCCTAAACAAGTTCCTCTATTTAATTTTGTAATGGAAGATGGCGGTATATGGTGGCGTTCACCTATCTCAGCGTTTTGCCAAGACGAAGGTGTACCTGAACAACCATTATCAGATTTATGTTTATGGGATTCTTTTAGTTATAATATTTCAGTAACAACATTTCATCAGTTAGCAGGATCTAAAGTAAAGTTCTTGCAACGAGATAAAACTCCGCAGCTAGGCAAGTATATGTTCACATTAGATTGGTCTGAGGGTGATTTTAATGAATTGGATTTTGGTTATGCTTCTAAACCAGATCAACACAAGTGTGGTCATGTTATAGAAATGGATAATGGAAATTTTAGCATACAACCTAATAATCGCCTTAGGGTATTTGACAGTAATATGGGTGTTGATTGGAGTAAGCCACCTTTAATTAATAGATTAGTTAATACTAAAGTTTGGAGTGTTGAAGATCAACCTAAGTGGACTACAACAGAAACAGAAGTTGGTCAGTATAACTATGAGTATAAAGATACAGAAAAAAAATAGTGGCTAAAGATATTTATTTTAATCAGGCTAGGGTTAATTGGTACAACGAATGGCATAGGAAAGTTCAGGATAACAGTAAATTTAGAATGATTGATATAGATAGCTACGAATACTGTGGAAAATGCAACAGTGGTGTTGCAGTTATTGAAACAACCTATGATGTAGGTAAATATAACAAAATTGCCTATCTTACTGCTGATATTGGCACTAAATTAAACATCCCTGCTTATATAGTTTATTATAACATAGAGGGTAATGATCACCCAACCTTTATTGTATCAAAAATTAATGCCATTTTGGAGGAAATAGACCCTATATCTGAGGGGTCTATGGTTGAATTAAATGAGCAGGAATATATAGGTTATTTAAATTGGCTCAGAGAACAACACACATGCACATAATATATGGGTAAATATACACCACATATTAGAATACCTGTATCTTTGTTTGAGCATCCTAGTTACTTAGGCTTGCCAGAGGGTAAGAAGTTGCAGTGCTTTGCTGTTCTCGCAGTGCTTTTACGCTTTGCAGATAAGAATACTGGTAAATGCCACCCACGTCTTGTTTTAATGGCAGACATGCTTGGCGTCAGCCGCTTGACGATATATCGTTGCATTAACCTAATGATTAAGAATAAAATGGTTATAAAGAAACGCCTAAGATCAACTAATTTATATGTTATAAACCCTATATTTATGATCAATGATATTAAACGAGATGTATCTAATGGATACATAGATGTATCTAATAGATACATGGATGTATCTAATGGAAAGGTATTAATAGAACCATCTAACTATCCATCTAACTATCCAATACAAAATAAAGTATTTAATAAAATAGATAGAATAGTTAATAGTAAAGAAATAGATAAACAGACTAAGATAATAGAACTAGCTAGTGTACCTCTGGCTGAATTAAAACAATGTATAGATAAACATCCTTATTACGTTAGAGAAGCCATTAAGTACCAAGAGCAAGTGGCTCGTGATGCAAGAGCTGTGCCAAAAAATATCCTAGATCAAAGATTAACTGCTGCGTTGCAAACCAATGCCAAGAATAGATCAGCAGCGTACAAAGCAAAGGTAGAGTATAATAAAAGAAATGGTATCAAGCCATGGGAGATGAAGAAGAACAAATTCTAATGATGATAGTATGATATGGCAGGATTTCAGAGCAAAAAGATATTCTGTTCAGGCATGTCTAAGCTATCTGGAAAGCCATGTCAGGCTAAAGGGTTTCCAACCAATAGCTTTAACAAGCATGGATTTCAGATTTATAAATGCAGATTTCATGGTGGTCAGAATACAAACTTTTATGGCTTTAGAGATAGAACTAATAGAGGAGGATATAATAAGCCAGGTTATACAGATGAGAAGAAGATTAAAAGCCTTGCAAGTTTAAAACAATTTAGAGATAAGGATTTAGATTATGTCAGAAATTACTACTACGAAAAAGTCAAACCAAGAACTGATACTTTTGGAAGATACAGTTCTAAATACAGTATTAGAGCAGCTATCCGAAGGAAGAACACTAGCAAGTATAAGGAAGGAAGGAACATTACCGATCAGCTTGATCAAGTTCTATCAATTCTTGAATCAAGAGGAAAACAAAGAGATCAAAGCCAGGATTGAGGAAGCTCGTAAGATTGGTGTTCAGAATATTGTAGATAAACTTTTAGATATTTACCAAGCCGATATAAATCAAGACACTTTAGATCCAAATCTTATTAGTTGGATAAGAGAAAAAACAAAGTTCATACAATGGATAGCAGGTAAGACTAGCGATCTATATTCAGATAAAAAGGATTTAACTTTAAATAAAAATACTACTAATAATATTGTTGTATCTTGGCTAGATTCACCTACCCTTGAGGCTCAATATAATAAATACGAAGAGATAAACCAAGCCAAGCCAGATATAATAGATCAGTAATTATTTATATTCTATTTGCTACAATTTTATTGTAGAAATTAAACTATAGATCATCTTTCTATTAGCTCTTGAGTATTAAAGTTATAATCAATTAAGCTAGTAAGAACATCCTGTTTTACTTCTAAGTTATCATTAAATATTTTTTCTATATCGTAATTATTATCCTCAATATATTTAGTGATTAACTTATCTATTAATTTAGTTGTTGTTATATCTTCATGTCTTGAACAGCTAATTAACTTCTTCCATACAGGAAGTTTAAGGCTAATCATTTTTCTATTAGTCACAACATCTAAGCCATTTAATATTATTGTTTTTTTATTGTGCATATTCATATTCATCCTCTATTATTTTATGAGTTAATAACCTTCTATTTTCTAATTCACACTCAACCAAACGCTGATACATAACTTCTTTTATGTCTTTGATTTGATATGAAGCATAAAGATCATATTGGTTTAATAGTTTTTCATCGTTCAGTCTTTTGATGTGTTCTTGTAGTTGTTGTATTGATGTCATGGTTTACCTTTCAGTTGTTAGTATATTGAAAGTTTAAAATATCCATCTAGAAATACTAGCAAGTGCATTGCAGAATATCCTAAAAGAATAATCAAACCTGTTACTATTAACGCTTTGTAGTCTTCTCTGTTAAACATTACGCAACCCTTTCAAAGTTATTGTTTATATTTATACTATATATTAGCCTAATTGGCTGTCAATGATAGTATAGATCTTATTTTAAGATCTCATTACTCCATAAAAATATGGAGTAATAAGTTGTTAAAATTAAAAGAACTTATCAACTAAAAGTTGCACAACACAAAACGCAATCCCAATTAGTAAGACTGCAAACATACTAAAACCAATAATCAATCCGTAAGTTATCATCTATGCAACCTCCTTAGTTAAATCAATAGTTCTTCCCAAACCTTTCATTGGAATATATTTTTTATCATTTACGAAAACAACAAAGTTTTTTTCTATTCCATATTCGCAAATATCAATAGCTTCTCTAACAGTATTAACTTTAAAAGGTTTAACTGTTTTTAAAGACTTAACTTCATTTCCAAAAACATTGTTAATTTTATATTCTATCTTTATCATTGGTTTTACTTCGTATGTTTTTAACCAAGATTTTTTATTTATTTTTTGCATTTTATTTCCTTTCATTGTTTAGTTAATAACCTTTTAGGGTATGAATAATAATAAGTAAATCATTATTTTAACAAAAATATTAAGTTATTGAATTTATTATCTTATTTCTTTAGAGTGTTATTTTATGCGATTAATTTAATTAAAGCTGCTTAAAAGAAAAATAAGACAAATAGAAAAGATTAATAATAGAAAAGAAATGTCCAGGAATTAATCTTTGAGCATTGGACCAGTTTATCAACAGCAAGTATTGTAGATTGAATTAAAAGAATTAAACAAGAATTAAACTAGATCAATGTAAGATCATACAACATGCGATTGTGTGTGTAAGTATTAAGATCAATCAATTAAATATGTGTGATAAAGTTCCGATACAATAGCACATCGCATTCATTTACATTGTGCGTATTTACATCGGTGTTGCATTTATATGACAGTATTAGAATGATGTGTTGTATTTATGCAACAGTATATCGCATTGGTTGTTATAAAATTTACAGCGATAAGTTGATTGTTATGACTGTAAACTATTTATTCATCTATTAGCTTGTCATGTTTTTGATAAGAAGACCCCCCATACCACCGCCAGTTGAGCCGCATGTCGTAATATGTATATGATGGGACTTATTAGGATACCTTTAGCTACATAGCCTTCGCCACACAAAATCTTCGCCACACACAAAATCGCTAACTTATAATGGGTATATCCACAAACAACCCGCCACCTTTTTTCTTTGCCTGACCAACCTTAATATAATATTAAAATACTACTAATAGTATATGAACAGATCAATGTACCAAGATGATGATGACAATGACTTTTATACAGCCAACGTAAAAGCAGTTGTTTATATTGAGAAAGATAATTCAATAACAGTTAAGTTCACAGGATTACAAAACAAAGAACACTCAGCAATATTTAGTTCTTGGTTAATGATGCTATTAAATATTGAGAATGCAATTATAAGCAATGAACAGTCTAAGGCAATTCACTAATGACAACGATTACAGAAACAGTAATTAACAGCGGTACAATACAATACAAAATTCCATACTACCCAAGAGAAAAGCAAATTGAACTTCATTTCAATATGAAGAAATATCGCTGGTCTGTATTAGTCTGCCATAGAAGGTTTGGCAAAACAGTATGTATGATTAATCATCTACTAATGTCAGCACTACGTTCTACTAACAAAGCACCCAGATACGCCTATATAGCACCCACCTTCAAACAGGCTAAGTCTATTGCTTGGGATTATATGAAACAATACACATCATTAATACCTGGCGTTAAATTTAATGAAACAGAATTACGATGCGATCTTCCTAATGGAGCTAGAATAACATTGTTAGGTTCAGAGAACTCAGATGGATTAAGAGGTATCTATTTAGATGGTTGCGTTATTGATGAGTATGCAAACGTACAAGGTAAGTTATTTACAGAAATTATAAGACCAGCATTATCAGATAGAAAAGGATGGTGCGTATTTATAGGAACTCCTCAAGGAACGAATAATAACTTCTATGAATTATTCCAACATGCACAAGGGGATAAGCAATGGTTTCATTATAAAGCTAAAGCATCTCAAACAAATATAGTTGATCAATCAGAATTAGAAGCCGCAAAGAAAGTAATGGGTGAAAAGAAATACCTACAAGAATTTGAATGCGATTGGATTGCAAATATAGAAGGTGCTGTTTATGGAGATGTTATAACTAAGATAGAAGATGCTAGGCAGCTAACAAGAGTTCCTTATGATCCATCACTACCTGTAAGTACTGCGTGGGATCTAGG